AAGATTTTTGACCAGCATAGTTTCTTAAATCTAAAAAATCATTATCTAACGTAAGGGGTGAAGAATGGTACGATTGACCAAAGTCACCATGTTGTTTTATGTAATCTTTATTTCTTTTTTTAGCTTCTTTAATATATTTATCAGAAGCTTTGTTTAAAGATTTAACAAACTCTGGTTTGTCCTCAACCCATATCGGTGTTTTAAAAAATTCATGTATGTCCATATTATTTAAATGGATATCCAAGGTTCCACATTACCAATGAATATCTTACTCCTTTCGTTACTGGTTTAACTCTATGCCACACAAATGAAGGAAATACAATAATAGATCCTTTAGGCAAAATTTCTTTAGCTTGTTGTAAATGTTTTGATTCATCTCTCATGTGTGGGTCGTATTGTCTAAAATCAAATTCAAGTTCTCCACCATCGTATTCTGATCCATCAGTAAGTTGACAGGTCATTGAAAGTTTTCTTATTTTACCTTTAGTATTTCCTTTTTCATATGGTCTATTCCAACTATCACAATGCCAGTCATAGTATTGATTAAGTTTATATTTTGTAAATTGACATTGTTCAGAAAAATCCCAATCAAAGTTCCACCCTGCGTTCTTATTAGCTTTCTCAATAAAAGGATGTAACTCTTTGTATACCCATGGATCATCTAACCATGTTATATTAGAATTTCTTTTACGTTTTAAATCTGTAATTTCTTCATTAGATAGTTTTTTATCTTCTCTATAAGCGCCTGTTCTTGCCATAGATTCTGATTTAGATAACCCGTGTTGAATTATATGGTCACAAAGTCTTGAAGGTATAGCTGATTCAAAAGCCCAATAATAGTTTTGTAAATTCATTAGTATATAGGAATAAAACCCGAGTTTATATCTACCTCTCCATATTTATTGTATGTTTCTTTAATACCTTTTTCATTAATAACATCAAAAGCTATTGTAATTCTTTTGTCTTTAAATTTTTTTTTACATACTACTTTGTGATAATTTGCTGACGGTCCTATATAAACATTACCTATTTTATTTTTTATAGTATAATTTTTAAAAACTGTTTCGGTATCTTTAGGATCAATTGAAACATAGCCATGAAATAAAGAATCACTATGATTATGCCATGTTAATAATTCTTGTTCGTCATGAATATTTAACCAAGATTGTAACCATAGCGGCTTTTTAGTGTTAGCATATTTTCTAATAATTTTAAAAACATCTTTAAACATTTTATAGTATTTTACAGAACCTACTAACAAGGTCATAGAATTATATTGATGATACAAACCTGTGGTAGATTTTTTGCCATACTTATGTTCAAAACGTTTGTGAGCTAGATCTGCATATTTTTTAAAATGTGCTAAATCTTTTTTTATGTAAGGTAAATTTACTAACATATAATCTTTATTAGAGATATTCATAAGTTATAGTTTGTATAAAGTTTAATAATTTTTTTTGATTATTTTCTATGTGATAAAAATTATTTGCTGGAAACATTATAAACTGACCATGAGTTAAAGGTATTTCCCAACTTTTTCCTTGTCTTCTATTGTCATCATAATAAATTTTAATCATTACATCTGCTGCATTAATTCCATATAAACAAACAAAGTCAGGAGAATTTTTTAAATCATTTAAATCTGTTTCTCGTAAAGGATTACTTTTTTCATTAGGAAGATACATAGTTCCCCAAGTTTTTTGGTTAACTAATTTTAATTTATATTTTACACGTAAATGTTCTACAATGTATTTATTTAATCTATCCCAAGTTTTATTAAAAGGTGCTTTAGTTTGAGTGTATGTGCTTTCAAAAATAGATTTAGATAATATAAAAGGATCTATTTCATAACCCATAGGCATTTTAACATCGCCCGAATATAATGCTTGTTCGCTTAATACTTTCTTTTGCATACCTATATATGTTTATAGGTCTTATATATTATGCGTCTAAATCTGTCAACACCCAGCCAGCTGTATTGTCTGCTTGGTAAGCAGATTCGTCCCACGTGTACGCCCAAAGGTGTGTGGCATCAACATCGTTTTGTGTTTGTTGCTCTGAAGTTAATTCAGGTTTAGCTATAGGAGCTACCCATGAAGCACTAGATATATTTTTTGTCCAAGATGCATGTGGTTTTGGGTGCCAAAATATTTCATTTTCAGAGTCCCAAGTATAACCTATGCCTGCGTAGTTTCCTCTAAAAGGTGTTCCACCTAATTGATGTGTATTAGCTATTGTGTTGTAAGAGGTTTTAATCCAAAGATGTTCCGGCCAACCATGAACTCTTTCTAAAAAAGCTTGTCCTTTTTCTTCTGAAGCTGCATTACCATCGTCAACAGCGTTGACTGTTAAAACTATATTCTCTTCTGATATTTTTGCAAAGTGTGCCATAATTAATTTTGAAATTTATACCTTACTACTACTATTCCACTACCACCGTTAACTCCACTACCAGAAGGTAGTCCTCTACCTCCGCCAGCGCCACCGGTATTAGCTGTTCCTGCTGTTCCTGATACAGGAGAATTTAATCTATTTCCACCTCGGCCTCCACCGCCTTGTCCGCCGTTTCCTCCAGGGTCAGATGTTTGGTCAGAACCACCGCCACCGCCACCAGAAAAATATGATGAACAAGAAACACATTGACCATAAGTGCTAGGTGCAATTGCAGTAGTTACTCCAGGGCCACCTGTTTTATTAGGGGACGCCGCTCCTCCTGCTCCGCCACCACCAGCTCCTGTATTGAATGGTCCTACTGCACCATTTTGACCTTGAGGTGGGTTTGTTGGGGGTGTGTTACCCGTACCTGCTGTGTTATTTAATCTTCCTGCTCCTCCGCCTGAACCTCCTGGTCCACCGGCACCACAACATTCATTACCACCGCCGCCACCTGCTGATGTAATTGATTGAAAAATTGAACTTCCGCCTTGAACGCCGCCTGGGACTGGAGTTGTTCCTCCGCCAGCTCCGCCAGCACCAACTGTAATTGGAACTGAACCTGTAGCTATAGGTATAGCAACTGCTGGTGATGCTCCTAATGGTGAAACTGCGTATGAACCTGAAGCTGTACCTGGAGATTGTCTAAAACCTCCCGCTCCTCCGCCGCCACCGGTTCCTTGTGCTCCACCGCCGCCACCGGCTACAACCATGTAGTCAACTGTTTCTGAACCTGCAGCTGCGCCTTTAGAAATTACACAAAGATTTCCATCTCCTGTAAAAACGTGAACTTTATAGTCGCTAATTGTGAATGTAGCATTACCGCCTGTTGCCTCAACATAGGCAGGACCTGAAACTGCATTAGACCCAAAACCTAAAACTTGATAACCGAAATTTGCCATATTTTATTTTCCTTATGCGTCGTTAGCCGCATCAGTAGTGTAAAATAATTTGATACCAAGAACTCTAGATTCACCGGTAAAAGTATCTCCACCGTCTGCAGCTTTTCTAAATAGTTGAAAGTAAGTTTGTTCACCTGCTGCAGGAGAACCCGCAACTGTCATCGCACTACTTTCAGCTGAAATTTGTTGATCTTCGACTGTTCCGATACCAGCATCTGTAACTTCTATTGCAGTTCCATAAGCAACGTCAATAGTATCACCATCTGCACATGCAACACCCTGTACACCAAATATACAGTTACCTGTATTAGTTGTACTAGGAGACCAATAAACTTGATAAGTTATTGTTCCTTCGTTCCATGATTTTGGCATAGCCACTGTAAATTGAGTGTATTGTTGTGTACTTGCGTCAAAGTCAAATACTTTTAAATCTGGTCTTGTAGCTGTTGTTTCAACTAAAGCTCCATCTGCAGGGTTAGTTGTTGGTCCGTACATTGCTGCAGCGGGTATCCACATAGTTTCTTTGCCAGCTATTTTAATTGCAGCTGTTGCACTTTTAAGTACACCTGTTCCTTTAGGATTTAAATTTAAATCAACGTTTGTTTCACCTGTTGAAGAAATAATTGGACCATTTCCAGTCGCAGCATTTGCTAATGTAATTTCGTTAACAGCTGAACTTGTTGCTGTAAGTAAAGCTAATTCATTTCCGTTAGTATCTAAAATTGAAGTTCCAATTTTAGGCGCTGTTAAAGTTTTGTTTGTTAAAGTTTGTGTTCCAGTAAGAGTTACATCTCCATCACCAGTTCCTGCTGGTAGAGTATAAATATCCGGGTTAGTTCCATCATTTGCTGTCGCAAATACAAGAGCATCACCTTTATCAGTTGCTGCAAAAGTAAATGAATCACCAGATCCAGTTATATATTTAAACTGAACCGTATAAGCACCTGATGTTGAGTTTCTTAAGTAATACATTTTCTCTACATCTAGAGGAATTGATACAGTAATGTTTCCAGTAATTGTACCTGTAAGCTCAATCATTTGATGTTGAGCTGTTCCAGTAGTATTTCCATCAACAATTGATAAAGCTGTATTTCCTGTACCACTAACTGCTTGTGAATTAAATCCACCAGTTAATTGTTCGAATAAAGATAAGTTGTTGTTAGTTTTTGTTCCCCATGTACCGGCATTTTCGCCAGTTGCCATTAGTTCTATACCGAGATCTGTATAAGTTGATGCCATAATTTTGTTCTCCTAATTAGTATCTTTTTTTATTTGTTTTTATACTTAATGTCAATAACATATTAAATTAATTTCCTAGTGTAACACGTGTATAATTACCACTTTGATCACAAGTTATTCTTTCATAACCTATAGGTGCTACACTACCCACACTAACAGTTGATGATACTCCTGTCAATCCCATAACATCCGCAGGTGTTAAAGAACCAGTTAATGCAGTTGCAGAAACTCCTGTTAAAGGAACGCCTATTCCAATAGTAATCGATCCTATACCAGATGTAGCTCCAACACCGCTAATATCTATTATATCTATTGAATCTATAGTTGTAGAACCTAAGCTAGATGTTAGACCTAAACCAGTTAATCCCATGACATCCGCTGGTGTTACCGCGCCTACAGCAGATGTTGCACCTAAACCAGTTGGTGATACCGTTACACTAAAATCAATATTTACAGATCCGATTCCAGAAGTTGAACCTAAACCAGATAAAGTTAATTCAAGATCAGATTTAGCAGTAAGACTTCCAACACTTGATGTTGAACTTAAACCTGTTAATCCCATTACATCTGCAACTTGTAAGAAATAAGATCCACCCCAACCGGTTGTTGCAGAATCCCAAGTTTGTTTACCCCAACTTACATCTTCTCCTGAAGCTGTAGTTGCTTCAACACCTGTAGGTATTACAATTGTTAAACCAGATTCACCCCAGTTTTCAACACCCCAACCATCTTGACCCCAACCAGTATTTATTTCTGTTGTAATTGTAGGTGACCCAAGACTTGAAGTAGTTCCTAAACCAGTTAATTTTTCTGTAATTCCTGCTCCGTCCCAATCGTTGTCACCCCAAGCTAATCTACCCCAACCAGAAGTAGAAGCTGCGTATGCTAAAGTACCGATAGAAGTTGTTGCACTTACACCACTAACAGAAACAACTGGACTAAAACTTTCTCCCCAAGGTTCTTGACCCCATTCATCTCTACCCCATCCTTGCTCAGCACCAGCTGTAGGAGTTCCAACAGATGACGTTGCAGATAAACCAGTTAATAAAACAACTTCATCAGTTGTTTCTCCCCAAGAGCCACCAGTGCCCCAGGCATCTATACCCCAACCAGTTGTAAATGCACTTTCTCTGCCCCAAAGATTTGCACTCCAATTTCCTGCTCCCCAAAATTCAGAATTAGGTGTGTTTGCTTGACCACCCATACCGCCATGGTTTGTACAATAATAATAAAGAGTTGGTGCGCTAGAAGCTACTTCAATTTGTGTGTAAGCTCCAGATGATCCTGGAGTTCCATTTGTAGTTACGTTGGTAGTGTATTCGCGTCCGCCCGAATGTGTTCCGTTACTTGTTGTAGAAAATCTTAATGGGTGTGAACTGTTGGATGAATCTGATTGATCAAATTTAAAAGTTGCACCTTCAACTAATTCTAAAGTAGGTGTTTCAACACCATCTATAAAATATTTATTTCCTGAATCGGTACTAACTACCGTTACCGCAAAAGTTCTAGTAACGGACATCCGTTGCTACCCCTTATGCTATACGAATTATTGCGCTAGATGCGTCTGCTGTGGGAAATTGAATTGTAAAAGTTCCACTTGTTACAGTTTTATCTGAACCAAATGCAATTGCACAAACTGCTCTATCAGCGTTTGTATCGTTATATATTAAACAACCATTAGCTGTAAAAGAAGCTGATGTAAAAGATATATCTGAAAAGTCACAAACAGCAGTGTCAGTTGATAAAGCAGGCGTTACACTTGTAAGTGCTTTTCCACCAGCTGTATAAGCTGATCCTGATGTGTTAGAAATTTCGTTTGATGTGCTGTAAGCTGTTGTTGATTTATTTAAAGTAGCACTACTTGTATATAAAGCTAGTTTAAAACTATTTCCAGATGACGCTGTAAAATTGTGTAAAGCTTGTAAAACTTCTGTTTTAAAACTGTTACATATTGCCGATGTTATTGCCATAAT